TAAATTAGGCATACCAAATACGCCAACAAAGTCTGCAACCGGAGCTTTAAATTCTGCATTTAAAATGACAGTTTTAGTTGCTTGGTCGAATGCATTGATGCTGGTTTCTGTGGCTGTACCTGTAATTTTAATAAAATTAATAACACCCAGGCCATGAGTGTGTTGTACGATATCTAGTAAGTGGTCGCGCATTGGGTTCTCCATAATGTATAGTGTATTATAATGTTATATTTAGGTAATGTCAACTGATGATTTGATTTATTTCGCCCATTGCTTGGTGAGACTTAACTGTCTTTAGCTTGCCTGGTTTCATAATTTCAATCCAGCTAACATTAGTTGAAATGTCAAATTCGTGAACAGTAACAAATCCTAATTTGTTGCAGATTTGGCGTAGTTGGCTTTTTGGTACATAAGTTTGTGAGAACTTTTCTGCCATTCCTGCACCGGATGGGGTATCACCATCGTTGTAACTGACCATAAATGTTCCGCCGGGTCTAAGGATATCAAATATCTGAATTAAATATTGTTCAAAGGTTGGTAATGTAACGTAATTAAAGTATCCCCAGCTAAACACGAATCCAAATTGATTTTTTGGCAATTCAGACAAGTCGTGATTGGATAAATGATACTTCCGCAACCTGCGTTGGTACTCGGCAGTAAACTGACTATTAGCACTATCCAGAAATTCTACTTGACGATCCATAATGTATAGAGGATCGGCAGCAACTAAATACCGAGTCCATTCGCCATCTCTGCATCCAATTTCCAATGCAGGATATTGCCAATTGGTATGCAACAGAATACGCTGCTTAACAGCATCCTCGACATCTGGGCTATTGATAATTTTACGATTATTCCGTACTTGGTCCACTGTGCCATAGAATTCTTCTAACTCATAATTGTTGCTAAACAACGTATTTGTAATATCAACAATTTCTGAATTTATTCTATCAAGTTCTTCCTCTAGGTCATCCATTGGCTTACTAGTTGCAGTAATAACTCTATCGTAATGATTAATTAAACCGTTGAGGTACTCTGTATGTTGTGAGGATACCCCGGGTATGTTTAGCTTGATACCTGCAATATTATTTCGCAACTGTAATAATTTGTCAATTGCAGGATCGGCATCAACTAACGTAGTCAATGCAACCTTTAAACTTACTAAATCGTGTAATGCCATATTAATTATCCCAACTAAACAAACTATCGAATGTGGTTTTAATGTCGGTACTCTCAGAAATCCTCCACTCGAGTACGCCTAATAAGTTTTCAACTTTTTGATTTACAATACCAGCCTCCATTAAGTCGTGATCAAATGGCAAGTCTTTAAACCATTGTGGAATACGGGTCAAGTCAGTTGGGTAGCCGACGCTAGTAAGTCCCAACGGATTGTCCCTGAGCTTACACACAATCGTTTTCATACCATCAATGATAGCCATACTATAGTTATCACCGTGCATTCGACGCATATTATTCCAGTTCATTGCTGCACGAACGTGTCCAGGCATATTTGCCTTGCCTTCATCTACTTCGGCCGCGGTATACTTGGTTAAGTTGTTTACACGTTTAGGCGTACCCTTTTCCCACGCTGGCTTTTCAGCAAACGATAATTTAAACGCCCGCACTTTATCAATAACAATTTGTCGCTGGTCGCCCACTCCGGTTAACACATCTACTAGAATCTCGCTTAGGAAATCCTGCACCACTTTAGGCGTATCGCTACGCTTCAAGTCCAGTCCCATAGCTTTAACTTTGCCCGGCTTACCATCAACATCAAGTCTCTTACCTTCGTTATCGAAGATCAATACAGCATAACGTTTCTTCTTAATGAACAAACCTTTGGTAGCAATCAATTCTCGGCCTGCTGCGATGATAGCACCCATCTCACGTGGACAGTGACAAGCACGTTCCATAAATCCCGGAAAGCTGTTATTTACTCCAGCAGCAATGGTATCATAGAGCTGAATACAAATATCTTTGCTCCACTCCATTGTGCCCGCTGCTACTTCTTCTTTGATCGCCGGCCACGCGCTGAAGTAGACAGAGTCCGTATCGCCATAGATAATACTCTCTCCAGTGTGATCATACGCCCCAGTAATGGCTTCGTTGACGTAGGCGTCCATGTGTTTCGCAATGATGCGGCCAGTAAGCGTTGTGCTCTGGCCAAGGCGCTGGTCAAAGAACCTGCAATGGGGATTGAGGATTGCCCCGTATAGCGAATTGAGATTAATTTTTTTGACAAGCTGCCTTTTATCCCAGAATTCTTGTTCTTCTTTAATGTGCGCTGCGGCACCTTTTTTAATACAGATTTTTTCATCTCTTATTTCTAAATTATGTTTGTCCATAAAGTCTTTAAGTTTTAGTACATCCTTAGACTCTATTAGATTGTAAAGTTCGTTAATATCCATATTTTGCTTGTAGTTTTTTACGTTCAGTGATAAATATATTTATGAGAAACACTAAGTACACCACTAAAGAGTACTCTTTTCAAATTAATGACCGAATGATCCGGCCCGTTGAAGAATATGCTGGCGCCCATTTTAAAATAATGCATTGTTGTTTAAGTTGCAATCACAATTGGCTGGCCACTCCGGGGTCTATTAAAAATGGCCACGGGTGCCCGGCATGCTATCAAAAATCTGTCCGAAAGCCAATTTCTCAAGTAATTTCTCAATTGGCAATGCTAAATTGGGAATTAGTTGACCAATCAGCATATAAAAATTCATATGTTCCGTTACTAGTAAAGCATTGTTGCGGAGAAGTAGTTAAATCCAATTTAGATCGAATTTTACGAAAAGCCAAAAGATGTTTAATTTGCAACCCAATTAAATTACGAAAGTGCTGGTCAGTGCCGTGTGAGACTGAGGGTCGAACATATTCCTCTAAATTAGAAATGCATTGTTGTGAATTTTTAATTTCAAAATTTGGTATAAATGACATAATACTCCAAAAATCATATTCAACTGAATCAAAACAAACTGTCGATGCATATATAAAAAGTCTAGATACATACGTAGAAGTTAGTTCAATTAACAAGATATTTTATCTCGAAAGAATTTTTAATAAGAGAAAAAAAGTTAAAAATTTTATTTTTGCAACTTCTATGCAACAACTTCAACTGTTTTTCAATTGATTTAATAGTTCAACATCAATTGGTATTCCGGAGGAAAGATCACCCCATCTTTTTTTAGTTTTTTGCATAACCTTCCTCTCAGAGTACCAACGTTCCAGTAGTCCAGGGACTATGCCTTTCATATCGTATTTGAAAATAGTACCATTGGCACTTAAAGTCCACGGCTGCTGACTATCAAAGATCATACGCCATACATCAGCTGCACTATGCGTAGTCTCGCTCTTAGATTCTTCCCAGTCAATTACAAGCTCTGTGCCGACTTCCATATTCATAACTGCTTGATATTCTAAGCTACCAAACATATTTTCCCACGCATCTGCAAAACTTGCCCCACCGGCAATCTTTTCTGCAATGTACTGGTCTGTCATTGTTTGTCGTATTTGTCCGACAATTGTTTCTGGTCCCATATTAAGGGCCCGAATAGCCGAGGGATAGAGCGAGTTAAGGTCAATTGCCCCGATGTATTCGTGAACCCCTTTTTTGGGGAAAGCAACGTAGGCACCTGCCGCTTGTGTGTCACCTTGTGCATCTTTACTTCTCCTATTTGGAACAATCATACCGCGTTGATGAGCTTCGTTAATAATCGCTTGCTCAGTTACTGCAACCGCCCCCATGGTAGTTGGTAATAATACTGTATTATCGTGTGCTAGTTCATTGGCTAGATCCAAGAAGCGTAACTTCGTATCTAGCTTTGACAGCAACAATGTATCTTGTCTGTTATAGTCAATGAACTTTTCGAAGTCATTATTGTATAGCTGATCCAAGGTACCTTCGTACGCTAGTTTACTACCCACTTCTTCGTATTCACCAATTGCATCTAAGCTATAGCTGTGACGTTCTTCATAAGTGTACTTGCGGTACAATTGCATATAGTCGAGGTGTACGCGACCAACCAAGTCAAACGTTAAGTTTTCTGCACCAAATCGTTCGAACATACGCTGCTTAGGCAATTGATTCCATAGGCACATTCTACGGGTATCGTCTTTACTCAATACCTTCATAATACGCATAGTGGTATAGGGAATGTCAAAGCCTTCGCTGTTCCAACCACTGAGGATGTCTGCATCACCGATCAAATCAAGGAATGTATCTAACATTTCTGATTCTTTTTCAAACAAGTAACAGTTATCAAACTTGCCGCAAATCTCTTGTGCAGTATCCCACGCATAACTCTTAGGTGGTACTACAAGAGTAACCATCTTATCCATCCAGTCCAGGTACACTGAAATTGCAGTAATTGGATTAAACGGATCTTCAGGTCGACTATACCCGCGCAATGGATCGAAGTCGACCTCAATGTCGAAGAAGGCAGTATGTAGTTTAGGCGATGTTGAACCTGAGTAGTTATCTTCTAAGCAGCGGAAGATTGGATTAATATCACTTTCCCATACCCGCTTGGTATTGTTAACCCGCAGCTCTTTTTGATATTCTTTGCTATTGCGGCAACTAAACCGTGTTACGGGTGTATCAAAAATAGTACGGAACTTACCCTTTGGGTCATCGAAGTAGAATGTGTAGTTCACCGGAAACTCACGGTAAACACGTTCTCCATCTACTCGTTCTACTACGTGAATACGGTCCTTGGCTCTGTCAAATAGAGCGTCGACATAACTCATTCATCACCCCGAGTCTCGTCTACTACTTCCCGAACAGCTTCCCGAACATAAGTTTTAATAGCACACGACCGAATGCAACCATACGGATTTGGGCAACCCTCGCATTGACCGCACAGTGTAATAACTTCTCCGACCTCGACTACAGCTTGATTACTCATATATTTCCTTTGCATAATTTTGAGCTTACACGTACTCTGCTTGCCCGTATGGTGGGCGATACCTTACATTGTAACTAAGCGAAACAATGCAACACTATCAATACTTACCAGTAGTGCATAGTTGCCTAACATTCCGAAGCTCTTTCTTGTCCACGCACTCCATCCGAAGATGCAGCATTGACAAATGAACAGCGGATAGAGAAGTAAGAATGGTGGGTGCGGAACAGTTAACATCATAATGATTGCGCATCCAATACTACCTGCCCACGCTACTACTTCTAAGCAAAATCGCATAGGCCAATCGCGATAATCATCTTTAACCCATCCCCACACGTCGGTGATGATGTTAAGTAAGTTCAAAGCGTTTTGCCAACAGTTTCGAGAATAGTATTAAGCTCATCGTGGTCACGATTGGTTTCACCAAGACTGGCTTTGTGTGCAATCCTAACAGCCTTCTTCAAGGTACCTGGTTTAATTTCCAATTCCTCTGCAATGGCCTTGATAGTCTCATTTAGACCTTCGTTAAGTGTATCAACTTCGGTCATTACTTGCATACCTTCGTTAATCAATTGGGTCAATTTCATTTTAGCAGATTCGCTAAATGATCGGTTGTAATCGCTCATAAAAGTCTCCTTATTAAGAGTTTATTATAACGCACAATGAAGTAGAAAGCAATAGCTGCGGTAAAGACAATGCCCAGAAAACTGGGCATTGTGTAGATATATGTGCTCACTTTGGCAAGTGTTTGGCGTAACACAATGCCCAGGCAGTAGCCACCTGTTTGACGCCCGGAGTAACTAGTACTCCTATCCGTTAACGACAACGGTCCTAGGTGGATCTGGTTATACTGGTGAGTATGGATTCTGTGGTTTGTCGTACCCATCTTCGTCTGGGTAGACTGGGTATTCGTTATTCTTGCCCATCGTCTTTAATATTTAAATATTCTGGATTCTCTTCGCTAAAATCA